AGTTCGACTTGACCAACGCCATTGCCATTCCAAACCTCACATCTGGCGGCAACAGCACCATGAAGCTCGCCTGCGATGAGGATGCTGTGGCGATTGCGGCGGGCGACACCACCGTCAAGATTACGCCCAGCACTGTGCAGGCCAAAGTTGACGGAACCGTTCTGACGGTATCGCCTGATGGCGTTACCATTGAAGGCAAACTCACGGTCAAGGGCGGCATTGTTGCCCGGGATGATGTTAAAGCGTCCAACGGCAGCATCAGCCTTGCAAACCACACCCACAAAGGAGACAGCGGCGGCATGACAGGCAAGCCGCAGTAAAGGAGGGAAAAGCGTGATAGACCTGAAGCTCGATGCCACCGGGGACTTAGAACTCTCGGCGGCAGGCGACATTTCAGCTACGGACAGCATCATGCAGGCTGTCCGTATTCGTTTGCTCTGGTTCTTTGGAGAGTGGCGGCTGATGCCTTCGCTCGGCTTTCCGTACTTTGAGAACCTGCTGGTCAAAAATCCGAATGAGTCCAAACTCCGGCATCTTATCCGGGAAACCGTGATGTCTGTCGATGGAGTGACGGATGTATCGGAAATCCTGTTCAACATCGACAAGAAAAGCCGTAGGGCATCCGTGGAGATTACGTTCAACACGGATGAGGACAGCTTTAGAGAGGAGGTCAAAATCCCGTGGCAAAATATGGCCTGACCCCGCAGGGGCCAAATCCGAAACGCCTTGATGTCATCCTTGAGGATATGCACAGCAAGATGACAGAACGCCTCGGCGTAAACACCCGGCAGAACCCGCAGTCTTTGCTGAATCACACTCTGACCAACGTCGCAGATGAGATTGCAGAACTGTGGGAATTTGGCGTAGACGTGTACCACTCGCAGTACACGTCCAGCGCAACCGGCGTAAGTCTGGACTATGCCGCACAGTTTGGCGGCTCCACCCGTGAAATGGCAGCGAAGTCCTATTACAGCATCCTCTGCACCGGTCTGGATGGAACAACCATTCCGGCAGGAACGGTGATTG